TCAGTATCTTCTGTAGCGGTATCTGGAACTGATTTAGTAATAAATCTTGAAGCATCAGAATACAATGGATCTTGGGGTCCACTTGATGCAGAAACATCCGTTCATCTATTTGTTTCGGTTGTGCTATAATGAATGAGGTGAAATGACATGGCATCTGAATCTATAGGCTCAATTTATCCCACACAAATACCTGGGTATGCAGACAATGCTGACATTCAAGCGGCATTTAGACTCTACCACTATGGCTCTACAGCATATAGCACAGCAAATACAAATACCGCAAACCTTGTAAACCCATCAATTGCTTATACATTAAATAATTTACAAACACAAATAACAACTTTAGTATCTCCAAGAGAAAAAGCAGTGATATCAGCAACTGCTGCTACTGGAACTGTACACCTTGATGTAAGTACAGCATCTGTTCATATTTATACAGCCAACGCAACAGCAAACTACGCACTAAACGTTCGTGGAAATGCCTCAACTACTTTAAACTCATTAATGGCAGTTGGAGAATCTATTACAGTTACTTTTGAGCACCCAAATGGTGGAACAGCATATTATCCAAGTTCATATACAATTGATGGAAATGCAGTTACTCCAAAATGGCTGGGTGGAACAGCCCCTACAGGTGGAAATACTAACTCAACAGATGTGTATATGATTCAGATTAGAAAAACTGGTTCTGCTACTTTTACATGTCTGGCATCTCAATCTAAGTTTGCTTAGGGGTTAACGTGCCACTATTTCGTTACCCCAGCGCAATTGGTATATTTTTAAAATTAGCAACTACACCAACTCCTACCCCTACACCTGTAACCCCAACCCCTGTTACACCAACACCAGTTACTCCAACACCAGTTACACCAACACCAGTTACACCAACTCCAGTTACACCAACACCAGTTACTCCTACACCTGTAGCCCCTACTCCAACACCAGTTACTCCTACACCTGTTACACCAACACCAGTTACACCAACTCCAGTTACACCAACTCCTGTAACTCCTACACCTGTAACACCTACCCCTGTAACACCTACACCTGTTGCACCTACAACGGGAACCGTTTATCTTTCATATTGCTTTGATGGAACACCAACACAAGAATCATACCTTGTTGATGAAAACAATATTATTGTACAAAATATTAACCAAGCCTGTGCTGCCTACACTTCAGTTCTTCAAGGTTTAAATCCTCCAGCCACAAGTATTTCTTGCTCAATAGTATCTCAGCCTGCAGCACCAGCAAGTTGTCCTACAACACCTACACCAGTTACACCTACACCTGTTACTCCAACACCTGTAACACCTACACCTGTTACACCTACACCTGTTGCTCAAACTACATACTACGGATGCTGTGCTGATGGATCTTCACTTAGCGGTCCTTACGCTAATTCTTCTGCAGCAGCAGCAGAATTTGAACAGGTTTGTAATACTGCATATCAAAGTTCTCTTTCTGGTGGAGTCTACACAACACCACAAAGTTGTAACGTTACTCCTACACCTGTTACTCCAACACCTGTAACTCCTACACCAGTTACTCCAACACCTGTTGCATTAACATTTTGTCCTTCATTAGGTTATAGTGTTCCATCAAGCGGTTATCCAGGTAACTGCCCAGGAGCAACACCTACCCCAGTTGCACCAACCCCAGTTACACCAACTCCTGTAACTCCAACCCCTGTAACTCCAACCCCTGTAGCACCATCACCTGGGTGTGAAGTAGGAACTATTTGTAATGCAGTAATGGTTGGAGACTGTATTGATTTCTATGTTTATAATGCATCTTGTGGATGTGAGTATGTCTCAACATTCTGTTAGTAATGATATACTAAGTTAAAAGAAAGGATAAAATATGAGCGAAGTAGAAAATGTATACTCAGATATAAAAACCTATGCACTTGTTATAGGTGGAGAGTTTGCCTGTGTTTTAAAAATGCCATCAGTTGGTAACTCAAAAGTAGAAATGCTCTCAGCAGCACTAAGTAGTAATCCAGTGATTGTAGATATGACTGGCACAGACTTTCCAGACGATGGAATTGGATGGTCTTGGAATGGTACTAGTTTAGAAAAAGCAGAATAACTAATGAGTGAAATTTTAACACCATGGGAACAGTACAAAAAAAATTTAGGTGATACAAGGCCTTGGGACTTAGTAAATCCAAATGTAGAATGGGCAGATGAAGAAATAGCAAAAAAAAGATATTCTATTTGCAAAGGTTGTCCAGAATTAATAAAGTTAACTAGTCAATGTAAAAAGTGTGGCTGTTTAATGAAAATGAAAACAAAGTTAGAAAAAGCAACATGTCCACTGCAAAAGTGGTAAATAGTATATTTGTTTCTATAGCGTCTTTTCGTGATACAGAATTAACAGATACGCTTTATAGTTTATTGTCTCAAGCAAAAGATTTAAGTAAAATACATGTATGTGTTTTGTCACAAGATGAAAACGATAAGCACCCAAAATTAGAAAATCTCTTTGATCTATTCGGTGTATTAGATTATACCTATAAAAAAATGAACTACTTGGAATCCTCTGGTGTTGGATATGCTAGAAACTATATTCAAAATTTTATAAAACCACAGCATGATTTTTATTTACAAATTGACAGTCATTCCAGGTTTGTTAAAAACTGGGACGAAATGTTAATTGAAGATTATAATAAGTGTTTAAATTATTGGGATGGAGAAGTTATATTAACATCATACCCATATGGATTTACATATGATAAGTTTGGTAATTTTAAATGTGATGAATTCAATAAGCCTCATACAGTAAAAGCAGTTTCTTTTGAAAATGATTTTATAGGTTATAACTGTGCCAATATAGAGTATACAGGAGCCGATTATGGAATGCTTACTGGTTATTTTTGTGGTGGCCTTGCTTTTGGAAAGTCACAAACTTTTATAGATACTCCATATGATCCAGAAATATTTTTCTATGGAGAAGAGCAAACACTTTCTATTAGATTTTATGAAAAAGGCATAAAGATTATAGGGCCACCAAGAAATTACATATATCACGACTATGATGGAAGTAGGAGAAAACGTCAATGGGATGGAGATATAAAAAATTATATATCAAATGAAAAAAGGTCTGAGCAAAGACTTTTGGACTTTTGCAACGGAACAATGCCTGATGCTAAGTATTCATTGAGAGATACCTCTTCAATAATTGGTTGGGCAGAGAAGTTCGTTGACAAGTAGCATTATATTCATATATGCTATAATTAATAAAAAGGGAGAAATAAAATGAAAGAGCCTTATCTATTAAAAAATGTTTTTCCACCAGAAGAGCATAAGCAATTACAAAATTTAGCAATGAATTTGTGGTCAACAGACAAAAGCACTTTTGACGAAAACTTTGGTAGACATCAATGGGCAATTTGGGACGGAACTCATAAAGAAAACGTTGAACCATTAAGAAGATTTCATGAAATGCTACTACCTTTAGCAAGAGAAGAATTTGAATCAGAAACATTAGTTCCATCTTGGTGTTTAATAAGTATTTATGAAAGTGATAAAGCAAAATTATGGAAGCATGTTGATGACAATGCCTGTACATATCACATAAACTATACAATTTTTCATAAAACACCTTGGGATTTTTATGTTAAGGGAGAAAAGTTTCAACCACAAGAAAATGATGCTGTAATCTCTTATGGAAATGAACAAGAACACTGGAGAGAAGAATTTCCAAGCCCAGAAACAAATCTTGTTGCAAATGCTTTTTTCTTTTATGTAGAACCAGATCATTGGTTTTTTACAGAAGGGCCACAGTATTTATACACTGGTATACGTGCTAAAAAAGATAAAGATACTCCAAGCATGTAGTCATGGGAAATCTTTTTTATCAACTTTACCAACCATGTGGTTTGTTTAATCAAATAACAAGTTTGGAAGTTGCTGTTGGTTTGGCAAATAGATCTAAAAAACAATTAGTTTTGCATAACATTAGTAATCCTCCAAATGGAGACTACGGTGGAGCAAGAGTTCCAATTTATTCTGCAAATTATAAATATAATGAAAGAAGCCATTTAATTGATTCTAATGTATTTCCAAATATATTAGATTTAGTTGATTGGGAAAATAAAGACTGTAATATTTTTATAAATGACACAGTAGATAGTTTTACTTATGAAGATTTAAAAATAGAAAACCTAATGTCATATTATTCAGTAGAATCAAAAACTTATGCAAACGAAGAAGAACTTTTTTCTGAAGGAAGAGAAAGGCTTTTGCTAGATGATTATAACAATGTACATTTGAAAAAAACATTAGGATATTACAGTAGGTTTTTCTTTAATCGTGATTTTTCATTAAACACAAGCCTGTCTTCTGTAAGATTTAAACCAGAGTATTACCAATTAGCAGAAAAGATAGCCCTATCTCTTGGTCTTTTTAATGGAGCACATTTTAGACTTACAGACCACAAAGGCATGTTTGATCCAGATAATAATATTCTAGATTCTGGTATTAGTCAAATAAATAATGGGCTTCCTCTTGTTATGTGTACTGATCAGCCAGATAGTGAATTAATAAAAAACTCTTCATATAAATACTTAATGCTAGATGAATACATACTAAATAATTTTTATAAAGAGTTTAGAGAGTTTAAGTTTAAAGAAGAAGTATCTTTTGGAATCTTGAATAATCTTGTAATGCACTATAGCCAAGATTTTATTGGAAGCCCAGGAAGTACTTATACTGGATATATTCATAGAGGATTAAATCAAAAAAGAGATATACAATGGAAAATATTCGGGGAAGAAGAACATCTACAAGATGGTCCATATTCCTGGAATGGATATAATAATAAAGACAGTTTTACAAAACAATGGTGGAGGGAATGGAAGGAGTCAAGAATATGAAAACAGCATTAGTGTTAGGCGCAGGAGGCTTTATTGGAAGCCATATGGTAAGGCGTTTAAAGTCAGAAGGATATTGGGTTACAGGTGCTGACCTAAAGTATCCAGACTTCTCTAAAACAGAAGCAGATGTATTTATAGAAAAAGATTTGTCTATATACGAAAATGTTGAAAACATCATACACCTTATGGATGCAATAGCCTTTGATGAGATTTATCAATTTGCTGCAGATATGGGTGGAGCAGGATATATTTTTACTGGACTAAATGATTCTCAAATTATGGAAAACTCTGCATTAATAAACCTTAATCTTTTAAGAGCACAGTCCAGGCTTAATGAAAAATATGATATTAACAAAACCAAGATATTCTATTCAAGTTCTGCCTGTATGTATCCTGACTATAAACAGTTAGATGTCAATAATCCTGGACTTAAGGAATCTGATGCATACCCTGCAGATCCTGACAGTGAGTATGGTTGGGAAAAACTATTTAGTGAGAGAATGTTTTTAGCGTTTAACAGAAACAACAAGATCCCTGTAGCCATTGCCAGATACCATAATATTTATGGACCAGAAGGAACTTGGGATGGTGGAAAAGAAAAAGCCCCTGCTGCAATGTGTAGAAAAGTTATACAAGCAAAAGACTCTATAGAAATTTGGGGGGATGGGGAACAAACTCGTTCATTCCTATATATAGATGAATGCATAGAGGCAACAAGAAGGCTTATGGAATCAGATTTTACTGGGCCTGTCAATATTGGGTCTGAAGAGATGGTCACTATTAATCAGTTGGTAGATATTGCCTGTAGTATTGAAGGCAAGGTTTTAAATAAGATGCATGTTCCTGGCCCTCTTGGAGTTAGGGGAAGAAATTCAAACAATGATTTGGTTAGAAAAGAGTTAGGCTGGGACTATTCTATGACCTTAAAAGAAGGAATTAAAAAAACCTATCTTTGGATTAAGGGTCAAACAGAAAAGCCCCAGCCCTAAACTATTTAGGAAATTTATTCATCCACATTCTGGTTTTTGGGGTAATACCCTTCCAAGAAGACCAATCGTCTCCACCGTTGGACATATAGTATGCAATCTCCGCATTTTTTACGGGATTGAATAGTTCAGCGTTTGAGCCAAGATCAAACTTATCACGTCTGTCTGGACCCAGGTTGTCAATCATATTAATTTGAAACATCCCATAGGATGAGTCCCCAGTCTTATGGTTTCCATTAAATGCAAATGGACGACCATTAGATTCTTTCTTGGCTATAGCCCAAGCCACTACTAGATCATTACCTTTAAACCCAACAAGGGAAAGAAGGTCTTTCAGTTCAACATCTGTAAGATGTGTTTTGTTTTCATAACGTTCTAACATTTTTGCTTTAGAAACAACAAAAGCCACCTTGTGGGTGGCAGCAGGGTTTTCAGCCTGTTTAATTAATAAGTTGTTTTCCGTACTTGACGCATTGGCAAAGTTGCTAAAGGGTGCTACAACTCCAACCATTGCTAGGATTCCAATCCAAGCCTTCAAATCTCTTCTCATAATAAAAACCTCCTAGAGACTAAAAATGCTACTTGTTAGTAGCATGTATTAATTATAACATGAATTTGCCTTCAAAGTCAAACTTTTGGTAACATTTTTATAACTTTTTAATTTTTCTATGTGTAAGTGGTATAATAATAAGTACTATGGCTACTGGCGCAACTACAACTTATGACCTTCCTTATCCCGTTTTAAGTGACCCTGTAAATGTCCACGAGGATATTCAATCACTTGCAGAACGCATAGAAGATGTTATTTCAAATATTGGACTTCCTTTTATTTCATTAGAAGTTAGAAATATAACTGTATCAACAATTGCAAAAGGAACCCCCGTTTATATTTCAGGGTATACATCAAAACCAACAATTGCAAAGTGTGACTCAAATGATCTATCAACATTCCCAGTAGTTGGAATAACACAAGCAGCAATGACAAGTAATTCTGATGGTGTAATAATTATATCTGGTGTCTTTGAAAATATAAACACAGCAGCATATTCTGCTGGAGATATACTTTATGTTGCTGATAATGGAGGTTTGACAAATGTCCGACCTACTGATGGATCAGGGGCTGTAGCAGTTGTTGCTAAGTCAAATGCCTCAACTGGAGTTATTATTGTTGGACAGCCAAAAGGCAATGGATCTTGGGGGGCATTAAAAAATGGACTTGCTTAATGGTATAATTTAACAATGGCCGTATACAGAAACCCAAATGAGACTGCGTTAGATCCTCAGCCAATTGCTCCTGCAACATATAACATTGGAAACAAACCTCCACTTATTAACTGGACCGTTGTAATTGGAGATAGTGCTTCTTTTAGAGTTTATGTTGAAGATGATCTTGGAAATCCAGTAGACTATGACACTACATCCGTTGGAGATGATGCTGGTTGGGATATATCAGGAGACTTTAGAAGATACTCAGACAATGTTGGAGATGATTTGCTTTTTACTGTTTATCCAACACAAACAGAGTTTGATGAAATTGGAGAGTTTACAGTTACTGTAACTCCAGCACAGTCTAAAATATTAAGAACTGGAGATGTCTTTGATATTCAGTTAAGAGATGGTGTTGACCGTGTTTGGACAGTTTGTCAGGGCGAAATGATTATGATTGGTGAAGTCACAGAACAAGACGAAGTAAGTTAATTATGGCAACAATCAATATAAATAATATTGGCAGAAGCCAAACCATATCAAATATAGAAACAATAACAACAACAGTAGAAAGCATACCTGGTTACTCTTCATTAATTTCAAGCATTGCTTTTTTAGTTACAGCAGCAGAAATATTACCATTTAGATTAACTATAACTAATATTGGTATTGAGGGCTACCGCCAAAACAATCCACCAGGAATTGGTGTTCAGGTAATTGGCTTCTCTAACTACATACTTTAACATTATGCTATAATATAGCCATGGCGAGAATATCATTATCAAGCGTAAAGGCCCTGTTTCAGACAGGTGATAGACCAACTCAAGCAGACTATGTAGATTTAATTGATACTACATCGGCACAGGCAACAGATCTGGGTTCAGCGGGTAACAATGAGTCAACAATTACTGGCATTGAGAATAGCACAATCTTTGATAATTTTACTGCCTCAGAATGGAGATCAGTTAAGTATATGATCTCAATAAAAAAGACTTCTGGTGGCGATAATAAATATTACGCTACAGAATTAACCATATTACCTGACGGTACAAATGATAATGTCAGTGAATATGGAACAATTGACAATGATGGGAATATTGGCACCATTAGCGTCTCTAGGGCAGGAGGCACAGTTAATTTAACTGTAATTCCAGTGGTGGGCGAAACCCCAATAACCTTACGCTACATGCGTACTGGTTTGAAGGCTTAACCAAGGAGATAATAAATGGCAACAGTAACAAAAGACTTTAGAGTAAAGGCTGGATTAGTAGTTGAGGGCGCAACCGCAACCGTTGAAGGCCATAATGTTCTTACAAATAAAATTGCAGATGCAAAAGGTGATTTACTAGTTGGTACTGCAGATAATGCAATATCCCGTGTCGCCGTTGGAACAAACGGACATGTCCTTACTGCAGACTCTGCTGAAACAAGCGGAGTTAAGTGGGC